CACTTAATGAATGCTCGCGGAGGGTACAAGGCATATGAATTAGCACAGGCAACCAAAGAAGACCCAAAGGCACAAAAATATTTAAAAGAATCGCTGATTAACATAATCAGTAGACTCCAATAAAAGGAGAAAATAACATGTTGGATGCACTAAAAACTTTATTCGAAAATGATGTTGTTTCTGAAGACGTGCGCCGCGAAATCGAAGAAGCGTGGGAGGCGAAGATTAAAGAAAATCGTCGTTCTGTCACTTCTGAACTCCGTGAAGAATTTGCTAAAAAATATGAGCATGACAAAAGTGTGATGGTAGAATCAATTGATAAACTACTTGAAGAACGTCTTGCATCAGAACTTGAAGAATTTGCTGAAGATCGCAAATCTCTTGCTGAAGCAAAAGCAAAATATGCAGTAGCACAGCGTGAAAATGCTAAACTACTAAAAGGTTTTGTTATGGAACAGCTCAAGAAAGAAGTTGGCGAACTACACGAAGATCAGAAAAGTATGGCAAACAAGTTTGCTCAGCTTGAAGAGTTTGTGGTTGAATCACTCGCTAAAGAACTTTCAGAGTTTTACGAAGATAAAAAAGATCTAGCTGAAACAAAAGTACGTTTAGTACGTGAAGCTAAAGATAAATTTGCAAAAGTTCAAAAAGAATTTATTGCTAAAAGTGCAAAACTTGTATCTGAAACAGTTGGTAAAAATCTTAACAAAGAAATTGATCAACTTAAAGAAGATATTGAAGTTGCACGTAAAAACGATTTTGGTCGTAAACTGTTTGAAGCATTTGCTTCAGAATATGCAGGAAGCTACCTTAATGAGAAGTCCGAAACTGCAAAGCTGTTAAAAGTTGTAGCAGCTAAAGACAAGCAGTTAGCGGAAGCTAAAACACTAGCTGTTAAAGCTAAGAAGCTTGCAGAATCAACAAATCATGAAAAACAAGAATTGATTGAATCTGCTCGCAGAACAAAGATTCTTAATGATCTAGTAGCACCATTAGGTAAAGATCAAAAAGAAATTATGACAGACTTACTGGAAAGCGTACAAACTGATAGACTTCAGTCTGCGTTTGACAAGTATCTACCGGCAGTAATCGACGGTAACACTCCAGCTAAGAAGAAGGCAGTACTAGCAGAAGGCAAAGAAGTAACAGGCAATAGAAAAGAAACTAACGTTAGTTCAAAGGCAGACGATAAAGACAACTTAATTGACTTTAAACGTCTAGCTGGATTAAATTAAGGAGAAACCAATGTCAGAACTATTAGAAAGTCGCTGGCAGGATACAAAAACTGCACTTCTTGAAGGCCTTTCAGGCAACAAGAAAGCCGTAATGGAAAGCACACTTGAAAATACTCGCAAGTATTTGTCAGAGAGTGCAACGGCTGGTGCAACTTCTGCCGGTAATGTAGCAACTCTTAACAGAGTTATCCTTCCTGTCATCAGACGTGTGATGCCAACAGTGATTGCAAATGAGCTAGTTGGTGTTCAGCCTATGACTGGACCAGTGGGTCAAATCCACACACTACGTGTTCGTTATGCTGATGATTTCAACAGCACAAACGGTACAGACGTAACAGCAGGCGATGAGGCACTAAGCCCATTCAAAATCGCTGAAGGTTATTCAGGTGCAGCAGCTACTGATAGAGCAGCAGCAACAGCAGCACTAGAAGGCCAAGCTGGTAAGCGCATGAGCATCCAAATCCTCAAGCAAACTGTTGAAGCTAAAACAAGAAAGCTATCAGCACGTTGGACTTTTGAGGCAGCACAGGATGCACAGTCACAACACGGTATCGATGTTGAAGCTGAAATCATGGCAGCACTAGCACAAGAAATTACTGCTGAAATTGATCAAGAAGTTCTAGCATCACTTAGCTCACTAGCTGGTGGCGCTGTTGAAACTTATGACCAAGCAGCAGTTTCAGGTACAGCTACTTTCGTTGGTGACGAACACGCAGCACTTGCTGTTCAGATCAACAGAGTTAGCAACTTGATTGCACAGCGTACAAGACGTGGTGCAGGTAACTGGGCAGTTGTTTCGCCATTCGCGTTAACAATTCTTCAGTCTGCAACTACTTCAGCGTTCGCTCGTACAACTGAAGGTACTTTTGAAGCTCCAACTAACACTAAGATGGTTGGTACTTTAAACAATGCAATGAAAGTATATGTTAACACATATGCTAACGATGCTTCACCAGTTCTTATTGGTTACAAAGGATCAAGCGAGTCAGACGCAGCAGCGTTCTACTGCCCATATATCCCACTAATGAGCTCAGGTGTTGTACTAGATCCGGCTACATTCGA